CATGTCAGTCTTCCCTTGCTCACCAACAAATCTACTCAACTGCACTTGACGGACACCAACGACAGTCACCTCTTTGGCTGGCTGGCCGTCTTGGGGTAGGTAGTAGAAGCTCTTTCCGACGGATGAGTAACTCGTTGCGGGCATGTAACTAGATATGTCCTTGAAAAGCGCCGGGAGAGCCATAGTCGTGACGATCGCTATGTCTCTCTCAGGTATCCGTCGAACCATTTCTTCACAAATTTCAACAACCACACTAGCCTGTATTCCTGTTGGCTTCTTTGGGTTGAGGAAGATCGTGAGTGTCATACCGTCAAAACAAGAGTGGTTGTTGATGACCAAAGTCTCGTTATCTACAACCAAAATGTTGGTGGTACCCTTAGCGAAACCGTGCTTGACAAAATCGGCTCTCAGTGAATTGAACTGTATGGCAGGCATCATCTGTACAAGACTATTTGGTTTCTTCGGATGGAAGTCCAACTTCGTGATGTTGCGTTCAGGAGTCACCCACACATTGGGCTTATCCTCCTTTCTGACCTTAGGTTTGATACCAATCGCTTCCAACGACAATTGAGCCTGAGGTCGAAATCTGTCGAATATGACCTTGATGGCTACCAAAATGGCGGAAGCTGTGCAAACACTTATCACAATGAGCACAAAACTCTTGGATCCTCCTAACAGGTCGTCGTAGAGTTGCGCGCGTTCACACATGGTTCTGACTTGAGACTGGGGAGACTGTACTACAAGTGTTCCAAGATAACTTCCAACTCTCGTACCTCCTACGTAGTTGACTGTCGATCTGAACCAGTTGTTGGTGAAGTACAACATACCTAGCTTTCGACACATAGCGTCCCTCCACGTCTCTCCTGGTAAATCGGGCTCCAAGAGCATCTCTTTAACTTCCCAGGGCTTGTCGTAATGGCGAGCATAAGCATCTACGTAATCAAACGCAGCCTGCAAAATGGAATCATCATCCCAACCATTGGCGAGGTAGCGTGGAACGTTCGTGTAGATGAATGCCTCAAGAGCCGCAAGCTGAGATTGCGTCCAATCAGCGTGGCGAACATATTTCAGTACGTAATCATGGACCCATCTGAGCTGCGAGCGAATGATGTTTCGCTTCCCTCCTGTCTTGGGAGTGAAGGAGAGATACTCATCATCTCGAGCTATCATGATATTACCTTGGGCACCAGCAACAGTACAGATCTTGTCCCGTGGAGAGAGTTCTCTAAACTTCGCAAGCATCTCAGTAATCTCTTCTGCGAGGTTCTCTGG